CCTTCAGACGCATTCCAAATACCGCCATCCATTGTTCGCATCCCGTCGTAAGCAGGATATGAACGTTGAGGATCGAAACCTTTCAATCCTTCAAGAGCAGGAGCTGTTCGAACTTCTCCTCTGTTGTTGGGGATGACCAGAACTGTGTCGCCATCGAAATCGGCGCCAGACAGTCGGGCAGCGACGTTACTGTTAATCCCGACAGCATCCCTGGAATGAATACCGATAGAAGCCTTGGCCTCAGGGTTTCGGTTGTTCACAATCAGAGAAGGGATCTCGGAAATGCTGCCATGAGGGAATCGCACTAGAACCACACGCTCGCCGTTTTCATAGTTCGGCGCGTAGATCTCTGTGTCTTTCAACGACTCCACAGGCAATATAACGTGCGATGCCTGACGAGGAAGAGCAGCAGCCTTCAGATGGACAGCAGACGAATCAGCCGAATCAGCATACGCTTGAAGCAAACGTCGCTTAACGGCAGGATTGTCGACTGCAAGAATATCGTCGAGTTCGTGACGCTTAATTTCAAACGTCCGATCGAGTTGCTTCTTGGCCAAAACACGACTCTGCTTTGACAACATCTGAGCGGAAAGGCTCTTAGACCATTTTTCCCAGTCGCCTTCCGCGTTGACGACGTTCATCACGGAGGTAAGCTTCTTTTTTCCGTCAGGACCGGGTTCGCCGATTTGATGATCGATTGTGGCCCCGAACGGATTCGTGGGATCGTCGGTCTTCATCGGCTTAAGAGCATCGAGCTTGTTACCCGTACTGCTCTTATTCGTGTTGAACACCAGATCCACACCAGGCGGCATATCGTTCTTGTACATCGCCATGCCCTTGATATAGTGCGTACCGTCGACAGCGATACGAACCTGAGCATAGTGTGCGCCACCAAGCGAAACATCATCCACTCCAGGGCGAACGTAAATAATCCCGTCCGCTCGACTGCCTCCTTGTTCCGCGTAGCGAATACCTACGCGATCAGAGGAAATGGAAAGAGGCGGTTGGATCTTATCCCACGTTCGACCGCCGTCTTCGGAGTAGCTGGTGATCTGCTGGATCTGATCTCGATTCTTGTTGACTTCACTCCATGGAGTTCCAGGAGCAGCCAGAATCTTGAGAGAAGTCTTCTTTCCGGTGCCCAGCTGTTCGACGTTCAGGTAGTGAACTTCGTAGCCTTCGTCCTTGAGACGAGCCACAGCACTTGCCAGTTTGGTACTGGTGATCGCCATGTGCCGCTCAACGCCAGCACCGATATCGATGTACTTCTTTTCCGCTACCGCGTCTTTCAAGATATCCGCAGTGGCTTCTGTGACTTTGGTCTTGTCCAGTTCGCCCGGCTTCAACCATCCTCGAACAGTGGATTCGTTCGCGCCCATTCGCTTACCGATGGCGACGGTTGAATATCCCTTGTCCTTGAGACGCTGAGCCATGAGAATATCGGCTTGGCGCTTCTGGTCGTTCGCTATCGTTGTGACGTTTCGGAAGTCACTCGAGTTGAATTCTTTGGGGTCAAGACCGAGACCTTTGATGATTTCGGTGTCGCTGAGACCCTTATCGCGCAGGTTCTTGACCATTCCCAGGAAAGTGCGTGCGCGCTCTTCTGGATCCTTCCCAGAGCCCCATGGATACCGCCCTGACTTGCGCAGGATTCCATAGTGGGCGAGGTAATTCTCTTCATCGATCAGCAACGCGATACCTTCCCCACTAGTTCTCCCATTGCTTCAGTTCTTTGATGTATCGATCGAACTCTTCCGCCTTCTTCATGATGTACCAAACGAAATCGGGTTCTGCGATATATTCGAAGACCTGATCGTTCTGGTAAATACGAAGTTCAATCTTGATGTCGTGCGGCTTGAATCCATACTCGAGACAGAAATATGCCGCGTACACATACAACTGTTTCTCAGACGCCTTGTGCAATCCACTTTTGTAATCGTGGATACGAAGCGTGTTGTTTCTGAAACCGATCGTGTCTGCAGTCCCAAAACAATTCTCTGTATAGTAGAGGAGTTGTTCGGGAACCATACCATACCCGATGGCATCGTTGACGTACATGTTCATCGTCAACGGAAGATCGGGTAGTTTTATTCTGAGTTGGATGGCACGCTTGGCGAAATCGTGCAGCTCTATACCCTTACGAGCGGCCTGAGACTGCTCGTATACGTATTTGAGTTTATCGAGCTCGTAATTGATCCAGTGGTAATTACTGGCGCTTAGGAAGGCGTGTGCGCCCGGAGGAACGAGTTTCGAATGATCGTTGAAGCGCACTGAGAACTTCCTCTTCGTTGGAAGGATAGATGAACGCCGCGAATGACATCTCATTCAGCACCCGAACGTAATATGGCTGGTTCGGTCGCATTGGAGCATTCTCATCGGCCTTGGCTTCTAGCATGGCCCATTTGTCTTGGTAGAGGATAACCAAGTCAGGTATGCCTTGTAGATAACCAGAGTCGTTCTTCAAAACCACGCAGTCGGGAAACATGACTTGTAGTTTTTTGATCAGCTTGGCTTGATATTTGTTCTCGAGCAAAGCTTATTCTATCCTTTCTATCATAACCCGCGATTTTTAAACGATCTAATATCTGCGCGATCAGATCAATCGCACGAATCGCTGACCGGTAGGCCAGACTTCCTCTCCGTTGCATATGGAAAGAAGAACGTCCACTTGTAGAAGACCATTCTTGAGTGCTGCGTCCCAAGGGCTAGCAAAGTTCTTGTGTGTGTTCACTTCAGTGATCGGATATGGATCGTTGAAGTGAGCTTCTTCAATCTGCTGAAAATACTTCGTCGCAAACCAACGAGGCCTCCATGCGAGATTGTCAACACGATTGTTAAATCGATCGCCATCGAGATTGATTGGGCAATTAAATGCATCACCGTTTTCATTCTTGATAAACGCAGTCGCGACCAAAAGAGCAACAGCCCTTTTATATTGAACGCGATTCTTAGTGAGCCCGACATTAACAATTCCATTTTGATTAACCAGCAGAGCCATACGTCGTCCATTTTCTTCATTCCGGACGAAGCCTTCACTGCTTACTGAGTAACCGCGAAACTCTTGAATCGGACGCCACTCGTTGAGCATAGGACGCGTTCTCGCTTTCCTCGTTACGGGTAGGCGTAACTAGTACAGAGAGGACGCCGCTGATCGATTAGGGACAGAACGGCGCCCCATGTCAAAAACCAAAAATTTTTCGAATCGTTGTTAATATTGTTACTCCCAATATCTAGATATCGAGAATACAATACTAGCATTAATAATTAAAGAATTTTTGGCTTTTTGACATGGGGCCATGCACAAATCGGACAAAGAGGCCAAGTTGACATCGCGACCTGGGCTTTTACAGAGCCTCACTCATGTCAAATCTGATGTCAAAAAACTTTCGCATGCCATTTTTTTGACATGCTAGTCACTGAGTCACCGATTTGGCTACGAGAGAACGGATGAACTGACTCTCGTTGAAGCTCTTTTTTCCGTTCAAGGAAGCCTTCACTGCCTTGTCGACAATCGAATCCGACAACAAGACGTAGTAGTAGAGGTCCTTAAACGGAGTGTTTAGCCTATCCGTTCTGCCATGTGCTTGATGCCAGTTTTTGTACGAATACGTCAGCGAGTAGAATACCATCGCGTCAGTAGTGATACAGTTCCATCCTTCAGCGCCAGCAACGTAGTGTACTAGGTACAACCACCGTTCGGCATTTGGGATTTCCTCATGTTTATGCCCGTTCCATTCGGCAATTGTAATTTCTTCACCGAGCGAACGAAGCAATTCGAGTTCGTAATCGAAATTGTAGAATACAATTAAGCGCGGATGTTTATTTGTCAATTTCCGAATTTCTTCTAGCCGAGAAATATCGGAATTAACCACCTTCCTCATTGTATAAAACAGCTCGGGTACGCTCTTTACTGGTTTGTCTTTGTAGACATTCCAGCGATCTTTCATAACTCTGTCATACAGAGTTTTGTTGTATGTAACCTTGATGGTCTTGGAATGCCGCACAGTGTGGCTCTGGTACGGCATGTGCACCAAGAGTTCGTTACGATATTTGATCAGCTTCGCCGTGCTGACGTAACGATCGATTTTCGGGAATTTGGCGTACTGATTGTACACAACATGTTCACGCTTGAACTCGGTTCTATTTTTGTAGAACCCATTCGCGATGAACACTGGAACATAATCCATCCAAGTGTCTCCAGGGGTGGCACTTAGAAGAATCCAGTTGTTGTGTCGTGAGATGAAGATGAACGCCTTCGACCATTCTCCGCTTCCGACAATTCTCTGTTCGTCGAAGATGAAGAAGGCGTTCCGGATACTTTTGTACTTAGATATGTTGTTCCACGAATCTACTCGCAGAACCCCGGCGACGGTCGCGTCTTTCGATTTGTACACGCCGAATTTGACGAATTCGCTCTCCCAATCCAGAGCGTCTCTCTTTTTGGCCGTAGTGATGACGTAGACGTCCTTTGGCGCCTCGCACTTCATATAGTACGCAGCTGCCGTGAGCGACTTGCCACTCCCGACCCCACCCCATAGGATTTTCCCATTACGAAGCTTGTCTAAAGCTTCGAGTTGGTGGGGGTACAGGTCTACTACCATTACCTACTCCATGTGGGGTTCAGGCAGCTCTGTGGCTGTTTGTAAACCAGCTGAGCGTACCGGTGGCGCCGTTCTTCTTGTGGGTTCGGGCCTTGACTCGCTTGATGGGGGTTACGAACGTCTTTCCTTTGGAATCGACCAGGGTGGGATCGGAGAACGCCTCTGTGAAGGTCAGTTCATCCGTCTGGTCGTCCTTGATTACAGGGATCGCCTGTGTGTCCTCCAGCATCGCCATGAGGGCAGGCTTCGTGCTGGGCGGTTCGGGCATGTCGCTGACAAAGCGAGGGATGACGATTGTCTTCTCCGTCTCACTTTCTTCCTCCGCCGGTGCCATCTTGGCCAGGTCTATGAGCTCAGGAGCCCCCTCGACGATATACAGCTTGGGCTTGGGCGACTCTTCGACTTCGATCATTTTGGTGATACCATCCACCACCTCGAAGCCCTCACCGACCGCCGGACCGTACTCCATTATTCGAGTGACGCCGTTGACGATCTCGAAACCAATCTTGATTCCGTTGTCAGCTATGAAACCCTGGCCGACCGGAGGACCGACCATCAGTCGGCAGTACTTGCTACGCTCGGTGAACTCAGCCAGCAGAGCGTCGAATATCGGATTCTCGTTCATGATGTTGCAATCTCCCTTGAAAGATATGACAGGAAGGGCAAGAGAAGGTACG